GGAGGAATTACCTGCAAAACACGTTTTCCCAATTTAAGACTGACCCCATGATGCGCGGTCGAATCGTTGCTTCGGCTTCGAGAGTTGTCGAAGAGTTGCAAACTAGGAAACTGGACGTAGAGCCGTCAGAGTTGCATAGAGAGGCACAAAGACTCATAGACACCTTACGCCATCAACTCGCAGCATTGAATAAGACTGGCGTCCCAATTTGGAACGCTGACGCCCCAGTGGTGTTTGTTGTTTCTGAGGCAAACGGTGTTGACCAAGCCAGGGGCGAGTTCTTGTCGGGCCCAGACGGTAGAACCTTCCAGGACTTGTATCTCAATCGTCTCAAATTGAAAAAGTCCGATGTGTGTATTTTAGACGTGTCCCAAATTGAATGGCTTGAAAAGTCTAATGCTGTCGCCGTGATAGCTCTTGGTCGTACAGCCAAGAAAGTTCTTGGCGATGTCTCAATTTGCAACTTGCCTCACCCAAAGGCTGTTAGGCGTTTTGGCGATAGTGGCGAGATTGAACGCAAATTGAAAGTAGTTTCAAAAAGACTCACTTCCTATATTGAGAATTTAACTCTTGACGCTATGACCACAAATGGGCGAAAATCAAAACCTAAAGACGATAACAGTGCAAGCAAGCGATCTGGACAGATTGATAAGTCCGAAAATGAAACGCAGGCACAGGTTGAAGACGTTGACTCAAAGCCCGATTTGCAGATTGAGACGCAGGGGGATGAGAGGCAGGACATCGATTCTGGAACGTCCCAAAACCAAGAACTGTCTAAGTCGTTGACGGTGCCGATTGCAAAGGCCGACTCGGAGAAAAAGATTGTTTATGGGATTGTTTTAGACCCGTATCAAATCGATGCACAGAATGACTATGTATCTCCAAAAGCGATTGAAGAGACAGCGCACGACTGGCTTTCAAAAAGTCGCATTATAGGATTCGATCACACAAAGAAGGCAGATGCCTACCCAGTCGAATCATCGATAATCCCATATCCGAGCAGGGAGGATTATCAAAATGCGATGGAAGGGAAACCACACCGAGCGTATAGAATGCCCTTCGGCGACGATGTGGTGCATTCAGGTAGTTGGGTTTTGGGAACGAAGCTTGGCGACTCAGAATGGGACGAGGTGAAAGAGGGTAAGCTCAATGCTTATTCAATCGGCGGCTACGGCAAGCGAGAACCTATGTCCAAAAATGAGATGCCAAAAGTTGAGTTTGTAGAATTAGCAGAGGAACGATGATGCCAATCACGGCTTTAACAGATTTGGAAACCGTTGAGGTTAGTTTGGTGCCAGCAGGCGCTAATCTCAAAAAGAGATTTCCTATTATGAAACGGGACGAGGAGAATACAATGTCCGACATTTTGCACGCAGTTATCGACGCTCAAACGAGCGAGGAATCCCATTTTGACTCAGTAGTAAAGACCGCTGAGTTGTCCGAAGAAGCGGCAGCCGCAGTAAAAGGCGCCATGAAAATTCTAAACGCATATTCGGACATGCTCCCAGCAGAACAGGCCGTAGGGTTGGTTTCTAAAGGTCTTGGGCTCGAAGTCGCAAAAGAGGAAGAAGACAAAGAGGAAGTCAAAGAGCTTGCGGAAATGCTTACAGAATCAAAGGCCGACGAAGACGAAGAGGCCGAGAAGGAGCATAAACCTGGGCACGACGACGAAGAGGCAAAGAAGGCAGATGAAGACGAAGAAGTCTCAAAGCCGCACGGCAAACCTCACGACGACGAAGAAGCCAAGAAGGAAGACGAAGAGGCGAAAAAGATGTACGGCGACGATGAGAAAAAGAAGTCCCTTCAAAAGTCGCTCGAAGGTTTAGACCCAGCCGTTCGCGATCAGGTCAACGCTCTGTGGAAGTCTCAAGCTGAGGCAATCGCAAAAGCGGACAAGCTTGAAAAGTCCTTGATGGCAGAACGAGACGAACGACTCCGCAAGGAGTTTGTAGCTAAGGCGCAAAAGGAGTTTTCTTTTGTTCCTGGCAAATCACCCGAGGAACTTGGTTTGATGTTGAAGTCCCTGCATGGGATGGATTCTCAAATTGCGAAAGACATTGAAGGCATCTTCAAGTCTGTTAGCGCGATGGTTGAGAAAGGCGATCTCCTTGACGAACTCGGTTCAAGTATGACCAGCGAAGCTAGAAGCGGAAGCGCTTATAGCAAGCTGGACAGCATCGCAAAGAGCCGTGTGGCAAAATCGGGCGAGTCCTACGCGAAGGCTTTTGAAGTCGCAATGTCGGACAACCCTGAATTGTACACAGCTTACCTTAACGAACAAGCCAAGGGATAAGGAGTCTCAAAATGGCATTCTCAGAGAATATGCAAACGATCAGTTTAATTGCTGCGGCGGATTTGTCTGCCAAGCAATACTACTTTGTCGCCGTCGATACTAACGGCAAGGCGGCGCTAACAGGCGACGACGGTAACCCAGTCGGCGTTCTGCAAAACAAACCAACCGCAGGCCAAGCAGCAACGATTGCGATCGCTGGTGTGACCAAGCTCTATATTGGGACTGAGTCAGGACTTGGCGCAGGTTACAACGTGGGTTGCGATTCAAACTCCGCAGGGAAAGTGTCCGATACTGGGTCTTTCCGTATGGGTGTCGCATTAGAGGACCCAACCGCTGACGGAGACATTGTCTCTATCCTTCTTCAGAAAAACGGCAAGCAAGCGTAAGGGAGTCCCAAAATGCCAAATCCAACTAGAAGTGATGTCCATGTAAATGCGCCGTTGACCAACGTGTCCATTGCCTATTTGCAGGATGAGAAAAAATTTATTTCAGCCGAGTGCTTTCCACTCATTGGCGTCCCAAAACAGTCCGACCTGTATTTCCAGTACGACCAAGGGGACTTCATGAGGTCAACTGCTAGAGTCCGTGCCCCGGGCACTGAGTCTGCTGGAGCGGGCTACGGTCTAAGCACTGCGTCCTATTCTGCGACTGTACTTGCATTGCACAAGGACATCGCCGATCAGATTCGTCTGAATGCGGACGCGCCTTTGAACATGGACTCGGACGCTACTAAGTTTCTGACCCAGCAAATGATGATCAAGCGAGATCTCGACTGGGCCACAAACCATTTTAGCGGCGGCACATGGAGCGGCTCTACAACTGGCGGTGATATTACCCCAGGGACAAAATGGGACGCATCAGGTGCTACCCCAATTGAGAACATTGACGAGCAGGCCAACTCAGTTGAAGCTAAGACTGGCTTTCGTCCTAACGTTCTCGTTTTGGGAGTGGATGCCTACAGCGCCTTGAAGAACAGTGCCGATGTCGTTGATCGGATTCGCTACACTCAAACAGGTGTAGTCACCGAAGACATTCTGGCTGGGCTTCTCGGAGTGGAGAAGGTTCTTGTTGCTCGCGGTGTGTATAATTCTGCGAATGAAGGCGCGACTGATAGCTTCGGTCGTATCTTCACTGGCGACACTGCACTTCTGCTCTATCGCCCATCTAGTCCATCTCTGATGACACCTTCAGCAGGTTACACGTTCGCGTGGACTGGCTATCAAGGTGCAGGCCCAGATGGTCAACGAGTGTCCCGTTTCCGTATGGATCACCTTCGCAGTGATCGTATCGAAATGGAAATGGCTTACGACCAAAAGGTTGTATCAGCTACACTCGGTGCACGTTTCGTAAACGTGGACACCTGATAGATGTGGGTGGCGGGGAAACCACTGAAGGTTAAAGTCGATGGCGACGGGTACGAAGATCGCAAAATAGGCGATCCTGTTCCCGAAGCCACGGCTTGGCCCTTTCGTCAATTTGAGGCACACAAGAGTCTAGGATGGATTCGCTGGGTCGATCTCAATACGAGAACTGCGCCTAAAAAACGCAGGGGGCGTCGCAATTTGAAACAAGGGGCGTAAAGTGAGTTGGTCATATAGTGACAGCCTTACAACTAATAAGGATAAGGTTCGTCTCAAAATAGGAGACACGGACACCAATGACCAACTGCTTTCAAATGAAACCATTGAAGCCCTTCTAACCGAACACAATAACGATCTGGACCTAACAGCCATTTCATGTGTTCGCGCTATTATCGCCCAGTTCAATAGAACGATTGATCGCAATGCTGCGGGAATGACCGCCAACCGATCAATCATCGTAGAGAACTATAGGCAACTACTCAAAGAACTACTTGCCGCAAATCGAGGCAACAGTGGTGCACGCTATAAAGGCAGCTTCTCTAGAGATCGTCAGGAGACGATTGAAGATGATTCTGATTTCATTCTGCCATTCGCTAGGTCTGGGGAGTTCGACTACCCAGGTACAGGCGAGAACGATCGTGACCCGGATTGGGACGATGTGTAATGGCGAATCCAGTAAACAGAGGTCTTGAGAAGATCTTCAAATCAGTTGCAAAAAAACTGCCCGTAGTCCTAAAATCTCAGGCTCTAGAAGCTGCGGAAGTTGCTGCCCTATTCCTGGATCAATCCACAAGACAATTTCTAAACAAGAACTCAAGAGGCGTTCTGGCTAGAAGCTGGAAGGCTGTTCTCACTGAAGACACTGAAGGCAACTTCGGCGCTGGTGCATATTCAAACAAAAAGTATGCAGCCATTCACGAAACGGGTGGGACTATCGCTGGCAAAAAAGGAGCACTTGCTGTGCCCCTTACTAAAGAGGCAAGAAGGGCGAAGAGCCCTTTGAACATGCCCGGTCTAAAATACATCCCAGGGGCTGTGTACGGGGGCGGGCCACCTAGACTCTGGAATGGGCAAGTTCAATTCGTACTTCCCAAAACCGTAAAGATACCTTCTACCGGCTACATCTCGTTTGCCGCAGCAAAGGCTGCCCCTCTTATCGAAGAGATTATAGGCAAAGGGGTCTTTGATGTCTTTGCAGGCAAAACAAGATTTGGTGGGTCATAATGGGAACGCCAGCTAGAAAATTAATCTTGGATAATGTTGGGACAACTCTAGCAACTATCACAACAGGCAACGGCTATAAAACTACCGTTGCAACTGTAGAGGCTCTTGGCAAATCGTGGGGAGATGTAGGTAGTGGTGCGAAGCCTTGGATTGGATACGTCCCAAATCAGGAACGTCTTGAGTATTTCCCTGGCGGAAGTATTAGAGCGATTCTCAGTATGACCATCATTTGTCATATCAACGGGTCCACTCAGAGTGCCAGGAGCACCACCCTAAACAATCTTTTAGATGATATCATTGCAGTTCTAGCAGTGGACACAAGGCGAGGCGGTAGTGCTATTTGCACAACCGTTACGTCGGTAGATACTGATGAAGGCTCGCCAGACGCTAATGGGTTTGGGTCTATGGCGATAAACGTTGAATGTCCTTATTTGCGAACGAGTTCGAGTTCATAGGAGATCCCATAATGAAACTTAGATATAATGGTAAGTGCGATGCTCGGGTAGGCGATCGACTATTCAGAGAAGGCGATGTTGGCGAGTTTGGGGAATCCGATTCTGAGGCATTGTTGAACGACGGCTCTTGGTCAAAGGTTGAGACTAAGACCCGCAAAACAAAGAAGACTCAAGAAGAGTCCCAAAACGAAACGGAGAGCTAAGTCATGGCAACTTACGCATTAGGTAGAGAGCAGAATTTTTACTTGGTCAAAGAGACGGCAGGGCTAAAAAACAACTACGGTACATCGTCCCAAGTTGCGTTTGCCGCTGCAACTAACTCGGCCAAGGTTCTTACTAGCACCATGGACTTTGTTGTTGCCCGAGAAGATCGTATGGATTCGAGAGCGAGCCGATCAGTCCTAGAACGAATCACAGGCAAACAAGAGGTAAGCTGGTCTTGTGAAACCTACATGCTTCCCAGAGGCAGTAGCAACGTTCCCGATATAGGACCTATGATTGAATGCGCTATGGGCTCTGTGTCCACTGTGACCTACTCACTTGCTGATACCCTTCCCAGTTTGCAAATGGCTAGAGTTCTCCCTGGAGTATTTCGAGAAGAACTTTTTGGGGCTTGGGTTGAAGAGATGACCGTCACCGCTAGTGGCGCCGAGCCTATCAAGATCTCATTTTCGGGCGGGGCTTGTGAATACGCTCTGACTGGAAATGGGACTTCGGCTAATACTGAGAGTTCTGGTGGATCTGCTTTGACAGTAGGAGCAAACGAAGCTTTTAACTTTATGGCTGGATCTAGGATTACAATCGCAGACGAAGGCACCGCCGCTGGTGTTATCGTAGCTGGTTCCACTTCTGGGACAGCCGTTACTCTTGCCACCAACTATACCTGGGCAACAGGCAAGGCGATTACACCCCACGAACCTTCTGGGACACTAACGACATACGGCAGTCCCACTTCGGGAATCACTGGGTCAGTAACCGTTAATGGTCAGACACTTACAGTCACAGGCTTCGATGTCACGTTGACCAATAACATTAAGGCACTCAGCGATGAGTATGGTTCAAAAGGAACTTCTGATTTCATTCCGGGATTCAGATCTGTTACGGGCAACGTCACAGTAAGAGCGGAAAAGGATTTCATCAAAGCTCTGTCCAGACGCTATCAAGCTGCTGGTGATACCATTGCAGACGGTGTGCCTACATTTGCGACAGTCGCCATCGTTCTCACAATGGGAGAGACTGACGACCTTAAACAGATTATCAACCTGCCTACTTGCGAGCTGGACTTCGGAGCTATCGATGTCCCAGAATCGGAAGAGGCGATTCTTAACATTCCGTTTACTGCTTTAGGTGCATCGGCTGGGAACAACGAGTTCACCTTTGAGTGGAACAACGGGTAATCCCATAACGGGATTTAACTACGGGGAAAACGTATGACTGAAGATGAGGCGGTAGCCTTTATTCCTGATTTGGGTGACAACCGAGATCTACCTGAAGAAGAGCAGATCTGGGCAGAGATTCTTCCCATGACAGGACAAGAACTCAGAACCTATCAACGTGTCATGATGAACACTAAGGCCAACTCTAAGCTTGCCTTTGAGAAAGCCGAAAAGGTTGTTCGTCGCATTATGAAGGAACGGGTTGTTGCTGTTCACAACTATGCCGACATCAAGGACGTCCCAATTGAGGACGGTGAGCAAGTCTACGATAGAGGCGAGCCTGAAATGGTCGATGCCCTTTACACAGGTCTGACCCAAATTAGTACACTCAAGGCTGGTCTCAGAAAAAAATAGAGATTGCCGCTAGGATGGTCCTAAGCGGCGATGAAACAACCCTAGCATGGGGTTGCTCAAAATGTAGAGGGGATGAATACGAAGAAGGCGACGAACTAAGAAAGCTCCGAAATTGCGACACGGTGAGCAATGTCAATTTGGGATGGGAGTGGATGCCTGATTTAAGAAGGTGCCCTATGTCTCAAATAGACGATGAAGCTTGGATGATTTTGGGATGGTGGGCTGAATGGCAACGATTCAAGATCTTACCCTACGGTGGGTCAGACATCATGTCCCAACCTGCGACTGTGCTGGAAGCTTTCAGCTTCTTTGAGCAGATCAAAACAGACGTAGAAAACAAGCTGGCCAAGAAGCAACAAAGAGACATAGAGAAGGCTAGAAAAAAATCAGGTCGCAAAACGGGACGGTGAGATATGGCAGAACGTAAAGTAGGCATAACGGTCTTTGTAAAAGACAAAGTATCAAAAGCCGTTAAGATGTTAGCCGGGGGCGCAAAGGGTCTCGGCAAAGCTTTCAAATTCATGGCGGGTGCAACGGTCGCTGCCAACCAAGGTGTCGAACTTCTCAGTAAGGGATTTAATGCTGTTAAGGCTGCGATAGGTGGGGCTGTGAATGCTGCCATCAACTTGCGTTCCGAATCTGACCCACTCGTTAAAAAGTTCAGAACGCTACAATCAACCGTATCATCAGTCGGAGCCACTCTAGGCTCTTCGGTCATTGCTGCCGTGACTGGAATTGGGACTGCGTTTAAACCTGCACTGGCAGGGGCTAAGAATTTTCTCGAAGCAAATCGTTCCTTAATTGCGACAAAGATAGTTCAGTATATGTTTAGATTGGCGCGGGCTTTGACCGAAGGCTTGGCTCAAGCTGCACTTGTTTCAACTAAGCTTTGGACTGGTTTGCAGAATGCGATCTTCAAAGGTCTCAAAATGATATCGTCCACAATGACTGGCCCGCTAGGTGCAGCTCTTGGGATTCAAGAAGAGGCGATTGCACTTACTGAGCACTTCACAGCAACCGTTAACGAGAACGATGCCGCACAAAAGGAATTTGAATCAGACGTCAACAAAGTCAAAAACACGATCATCAAACTTGTCAACGAAGGATATGGGCCTGCTGTAAAAGCAGCCAAGACGCTCGCGGTCACAATGGGAACGACCCCAATGCAGACTACGGAGCAGGGCATTTCTAAAATCCGTGATCGCGTTGCTGAAATGGTTCCTGCGTTCGAAAGGGCAGCAAGCTCTATCGGCAAAGGCATGGAAGTGAAAGACGGCATACTGGCTTTTGAAAAAGTGGAGCAGAAGATCGATCGCGTTAATCGCCAATTGAGATTCGCCAGCACGAAGAGCCTACCCGTCGTAGAAAAAGAACTCAAGGCACTTTTCAAGAGTCTCGGTTTGCCAATCGATTTCGATATCAACACATCAAATCTCGAAATGGGAAAAGAGCAAATACAGCTATTGAGTGATGGTTTAGAGGCTTTTGTCTTAGACTCCAAAGAGTCGTTCAATATTTTAAACGACGGCTTGGAAAACTCTGTTAGCGGAATGCAAATTGTTGGCGACATGCTGACAGGTCTGCCTGACGCTCTGTCTGGTTTTGCGGAAGGGGTCGGCGAGGCGATGGGTCTCGTAGCCGAAGGAACTGTTAGTGCTCAGGACGCAGTTAGGGAAATGGCCAAGCAGTCGTTGATTGCTATTCTCGATTTGGTACAGAAGGCTGTTCTTGCTTTTGCTGTTCAAGGTGCTGCGGCTGCATTCGCAGGCAACGCAGGTGCCCCAGGCATCGGCGCTATCATCGGGGCAGCGGCAGGTGCCGCAGTGCTCGCACTTATCAAAGGCTATCTTAGCAGCTTGCCTAGCCCAGAAGGAATGGCTCGTGGTGGTTACGTCACAGGCGGTGTCCCAAACCGAGACTCGGTCCCAGCTATGTTGATGCCCGGTGAGTATGTCATGAGTAAACCAGAAGTGGCTGCTGCCAAGAACGGTGGGGGCGGGGGCAATCAAAACATTAACCTAGAGTTCTCTACAAATCAGCTTCCCGATCGTGTTGGGACTAAGAGGTGGATTAGGCAGGTTTTCAACCCAGCCATGAAGGAACTTAAAATACAGGGGATTGGCTGATGGCATACGCAAGCGGCAACCTGTCCACATATGAGACAACGGGTTTTACAAACGATAAGGCCATGTTCGTTGCGCCTGCTATCAAAGGCAGTATGGTCACTGCCTCATCTTGGAACGCAGTCGGGGGCGACCCTGCCAGCAACGACAACACGACTTCAACCACCCCAGCCTCAAGAGCATACGACGGGCTCGCCGCAGCACAGACAACCTATAATGGGAATATTACAGTCGATTCCTATTTTAACATTGAGTTCGTTGGAACAACCCTAGCCACCTTCGACGTCTTTGGCTTTATCAATCACAACTTTAAGAGCGATGGGGTCACTGACCTATATGTGGACGTGGCCGATAATCAGGCATTTACTCAAAACGTCAAAAACATCTACAGCGTGGACGTGAGTGCATTTAGCGGGGATATAAGAAACTTTGCTTTTAATCTGAATCACGCGACCCAAACTGACACTGTGAAATCCTGCAACACTCACAGCAATACAGACGTGGACGTTCCTAGTTTGACAAATCTTAGGGTCGGGGATCTTGTGTCTGGAACTGGGATTCCTGCAAACACCTATATTGCAGCATTCCCAGACAGTACGTCGGTGACTCTTACCCAAGCAGCCACAGCGACTAACACAGGGATCGCACTGACTTTTAGCCAATTCAACTATTCAAGCAGCGGCACGGCTCAACAGTTTTCAAGCGTTCGATATCTCAGAGTGAGACTGACAAGTGGCGGCGCCACATACAGTCCCAAAATCGGAGAGTTCTTTTTTGGTCAACGCCACCAGTTGAAGCGAAACCCCGATGTCCCATTTGACGACAAGAGCTACCTGAGTTCTGTTTCTGACCATCTAGCCACTAGCGGTGTGCGTCGTCGATACGTTATGAACAAAGGTCAGGCCACCAGAAACATTTCTATAACTACTGGCGATAGCGATGAGATATCAGCAATAGAGGATTTCTGGATTGGGTCCGAATATGGGACTGAGTCTTTTCTCTGGATTGAATCGCCAAGCAGTTCGCCTCAAGGTTATCTGATGAACACTGAAGAGCCGATTCTTAACTTTCCTTTATTGGGACCTACGGAACGTAACGCCACTATGGTTCTTCTCGAACAACCACCTTTCAAGTCTTCAGAATCATGATCACGTTAGACGACGAACAAAAGGCAGCGTTTCAATCTGGGACTATGCAACCAGTCGTCCATGTGACCGTCGAGGATGCAGCCGCGTCTGTTAGCATTATAGGACACAACGTACCTGATCAATCTATCTTGGATTCTACCGTAACTGGGACTGCCATTGTCTCTAATGTTCAAGCCATCTCGCAAGAGATCGACCCAGTGACCCGAGCATTCGAAACAGGCCAGTTCACATTTACCTTTTGCGTGGATGATGCATTTCGGGATTTGTCTTCAACTAAACAATGGCTTGGCGGCAACGTTACTTTCAAATTGGGAACGCCTGATCTAACCTTTGCCAGATTCCTAACGTTGTTTAGCGGCTATGTCTCTGAGGTTAAGTTCTATGAGAACTACATAATCATCGAAGCCTTAGTATGGTCTGGCAAAATGGGAACGGATTATAATCTGCGAACGTTTGTCGATGAGCACCCTAGTGTCGTTTTGAAACAACTAATGCTAGACGCCGGCACGCCTTCGTCCCTTATTGATTCAACATCGTTTGCCGCTGATGCATTTAGCGCCACGTCCCATTTTACCTTTGCGTCTAGAGGCGCTGAGTTTGGCGGCGACTGGTACGACAACGACGACGCCGCCGACGTGACCCAACTTGACATTATAAACACACATAGCTCTAGCCCTTACGACCCACCGGGGTGGATGCCTTTAGACTACAAGAACGCTTGGAAGATAAACCCTCAAGCGTTCGCCGATGATTATCTCAAAATGGCAACGCTCTCTATGGTCTGGGATCCCGTTCAGAGTGAATTTAAGTTGATTCAATATGACATCTCGGCAGCCGTTCAAAGACATCTCACAACTGACGATTATACCGACTTTGAATACGAAGACACTATTGGCCCATATAACCGAATTGAGATTCAGGTAGGCAGCTTTGACTCTACGGACAAGCTAATCAAAAAGGATAACACTAGCATAACAACCTTTGGCGAGACATTCGCATTAAAGGACGGGACTAAGTATCTCGCCGCCGCGTCTTTGTTCACGTCCTCTTCTGGGACAAGCAGTAGTTGGTCGACGATCTACCCCGACCACGTTTGGTTGGGCAACGGCTTCGCAGGGACTCGTGATTTACATCTTGGCGGGTCACAGCCAGCAGGCGCTCAGATATCAGCAAGCCGCCCATTCTACGGTCTGTGGCGTTCTGAGATTATCAAGAGCACGTCCCAACACGATGTACAAGCCGACGCCAATCAGTGGGTTTTAACCACGGACGCAGACGGCGACCTTGACGGGTCTTATACGCAATCTTTCGAAGCATTTCAGTTGGACGGAATTGCGACACGTCCCTTTGCAGGAAACACTGATAGCGATGAAGACCAAGACCCGCGAGCAATAATCGACATCACTGCCGCGACCTATTATGCGGATTATGCTCTCACCAGATTCTCTAATACCTGTCCCGTAATAAAATTCATGACGGGCTTGAATCATATCGACCTAGAGCTTGGCGACACTATCTCAATTGATAACGATTATTTCTTTTGTCCCGGTTTGAAACTCACCTCTTTGGACTCAAACGTTAAGTTCGAGATCGTAGGCAAAGAGGTCATGGCTCTTGGCGACACTGTCGGCATTGAGTTTAAAGCCGCCTATAAAACTAAAACGAGCCCACCATCAACGAGTGTTGCAATCATCGCCCCGCCAGCGCAACGTGACTGGCCTATGAAGAGCGGCCAAGGTTTTGGGATGATTGGAAATCTCACAACTCAGTCGGGCGTTAGTACAGGTCTGGACGTTACTGCTGGCAGCGGTCTAGTTGCTAACATTGGCAAGGGTGCCTCAAATTGCGGAGGGGCGATTAGAAACTTCTCAGCCGCCGCTGCAATCACTATGACGGCCAGCAAGGATAACTATATTGGGATTGACGGTCTTACTGGTCGGGTGCTTGTTCAGGCTGTGACTATCGGCAACCCGCCCCCACAAAGATGCCCGACTGAAATCAGATTGGGAAAGGTAACTACTGACGGTAGTTCGATAACGGCGACTGCCGATCTTCGCGATTTCGGATCTGTATCTGTACAGCAAATCAATAGAAGCGCATTCCCATTACCGGACAACAACTTTGTATTCAATCCAAGCTTCGAGATCTGGAGCAATACGGGGATGGCCCCAGACGGTTGGGAAATACAGGGCGGTGTAACTCTGACCGATTTTAGGATCGAAGCATCTACCACATATTGCGGGAGATACTCTGTCGCATATTTAGACACGGCAACTGTCACAAACTTACAATCTAGGAAAGTCCCAATACAGCCGGGTCAGCCCGTCAGAGGGACTATATGGGTTAGACGTGCTGGCGGTAACCCTACAGTTAAGTGGTCCGCATATTGGTACAAGGCAGACGGTAGTGCGGCCACGGGCACCGTGTCGCATTTTGGGTCAACTACTCTAAGCGCCACAGGTGCCTGGGAAAATTATTCAGGAGTTCAGACAGCCCCAGCCGATGCTGCCTATGTTGCTCTCAGAGTAGGACGCGCTGGCAGCCCCGGCGGTATTCTTTATTTGGACGATGTCAAATTGAGATCTGAGCCAATCAGCTTTAGAGCCTTTGTCGCAACTTCGGACGAGACGGTTACTAGTAGCGGTGACGACGTTGTCTTCAATAGCGAGAGTCACGACTACGGCAGCAACTACAACACCACCACAGGTGAGTTCACCTGTCCTGAAGCGGGATCGTATTCATTTACAACCAATCTTTCTATCGAAGGAACTGTCGGGACTCGAACCTGCTACGTTGCCATTGTGGGATCTACCGCGGGCACATTAGCGACTAATTATATAGGCGACGCAGCAAACGGTACTGATGAGTGGAACGATGTAGCCGTCACCCTTCATGTTCCTACTGCCAATCTAGCGTGGGGAGAGACTGTTTCTGTCAAAGTGTATTGGGCCGGGACTGCGGCAGTTATCAAACACACCTTCTCAGATTTCAGCGGA